CTTTAATATGCCTAACTTAGAGGACTAGAAAATGGCGATTTATGAGACAGCTAAAGACGATTTGTTACAGTTACTTGAAGATCACATTTACGAATATTGTGAATTTGCAGAATCTCATGAGGAATTCGCTACTGAGGCCGACGGCATTATAAGCGTATTAGAATATGCACATTTTTTGTTAAGTAGCAGAAAAAGTAGTTGACAAGAATAAAAATATCTGTATAATTATACTTAATCGCTGATTGATAAGAGTTCTGATCGAAGGGGGCCACGTGAAGAATTCAAGTTAATCGGCGATTTTTCTTTTAGTAACAAACCCGAAACACTTAAATACTGTGCAAAAAGAGGGTGAATATACGGAAGCCGACGCAAAGATCGGCTCTTTACATGGGGTCGGGACTACTCGGCCGAAAAGCACTTAACCCTTATATGTCTATACATTAGATGTATAAGGGTTTTTTCTATTGTATATGTACAAAATAAATAACAAAATAGGCACATAAACAATACATAAGAGGCCCTAAAATGAAAACAATAGAAGATTACGAAGAAGAATTAAACTATTTGTATAAAAAACAGATTTATGAAGGCTCTATGGAGTGGGTAGAGGAGAGAATCGAGGAAGTTTTAGATATTTTAAAAGGAGCTAAAAATGAGTCATTTTGAAATTAGCATGCTGAAAAGCATGGTGCGCATAGTGGGCCTATTTCTACTGCCGTTCTTTATTCAATACGCAGTAGCTACGCTAATTGCCGCAGAAGTACTAGGAATAATAGAGGAAACTGCCGAAGAAGACAGTAAAAAATAAGGGTTTTTAGTTGTTGACAAATCGTATATGTGGCGTATTATTGAACCTAACGAAACGAATTAAAGAGGCCCTAAAATGATTAAATACATATACGAAATAGTAGCAGTAGAGACAGTCGAAGAAGACGGCAAAAAATCGCTGGCCCCCATCGGCGACGCTCTCTACTCAGACGACAAGCTAATAGCTCAATGTTTAGCCGAGCAAATGGCGCAAGTATATAAAAGAGCCGAGAAGGTTCTAGTATACGAAAACCTACTACAGTAACAGGAGGCTAAAATGAGTAAAGTACAGGAAATCAAAGATAAAATAGTCGAATACGAAAAAGCCAAACAATATCACCTTGATAATTCTCTAAAAACACAACTGATTTCCAATAGAGAGTTTAAAATAGGAATACGATGCGGAAAGCAAATAAAAAGATTACAAGAAAAATTGAAGCAAGCAGAGAGGGAATAACAAAGTAACAGGAGGTTAAAATGACCATACTAATCATATCAGCTTTCATATTAACACATGCGCTATTTATAGCAGCAGCAGTAATTAACTACGTTGAAATAGGAGAGTAAAATGAAAACTTTGCTACAGAAGATGGAAGATACGATTATCGGCATAGAAAACGAGGCGTTTGAGATTGGGGAAGCAGTATATGATGCATACCCAAGCAAAAACGTCGACGACGAGTATGCAGAAATCTACGAAATTGCAGTAAGATATCAAAAACTAAAACTACAAGTCGAGCATTTCGAGTCTCAGTTAAAAGCGTATTTAGGGCCGATTGGATACGGCTCCGCAGAAAAAAGCGTAATCAAACTAAACGAAAAAGAATCTAAACAACTTTTAGGGGAATAAAATGGGTATGATACTGGCCCCCAAGAAGTATCTGTTGTTCAAACTATGTCAAGATAAAAGTAAGAATTGGCATTGGGTAGTTGCAGGAGACGCAGATAATAAAGCCGATTGTGCAACACTAGCCTATGATTTAGAAAATGTTTATATCTGGCGCAAGTTTAGAGAAGAAGACGCACAGGAGTTTTTAAGATTATTACAAGAATGTAACGAAGTTACATATAAAATAGAGCCAACAAACGAATTATTATTAAAATAATAAAGACATAAACCTTAAAATAGTGTAAACTAGAGGAGAATACTTAGACTCTAGGGGACACTATGCACAAACAGGCTAAAAACACGCTAATTTTTCTATTGGCGCTATTATTCTTAGCTGTATCAATAAGAGTAAGCGAAGCATTAAAAGAAAAACAAGAGCCGACTAATACATTTTACATAATACACGAAATAGACGACGGAGAGTATCATCAGAAAATAGAGAGAACACTGTTAAACGCCAAAAAAGGAGATAGAATACTAATTAACATCGATTCTCCTGGGGGCCACTCAGATATGTCTATAAGAATTTCTGCTGCAATTTTAAAAACTAAAGCTACTGTAACGTGCAAAGTAGGGAAAATGGCTGCAAGCGGGGCAGCAATAATATTAGCAAGCTGCCATAAGGTAGAAATACCAAATGATTCGTATATATTATTTCACACAGTAAGGACTCCGGATATATTTGGAAACCCAATATTTTATAATGACCCAATACTTACACCAACAGAAAGAGACTATCTTATTAAATTAATATTAGGCGCAAAAGAAAAAACTACGCAAATACTAACGAAATGGCAAACAAGAGCTATTTATATATATAATCTAGATATTTGGATGTCGGGCGAGCAATATAAAGAGCAGATTTGTAAATTGGCCAACAGGTGCGAATGGAACAGGAAGATAATTCGTAGTAAATAAAAGACAATAAAATATAAAGAATAACCCGCTAAATGCGGGTTTTTTCTTTTGTACTTAGGGTTTTTATATGTTGACAGGGCGCTAAACAAGAGTAAGATTGGCACTAACAAGTCAACAGGAGAGTAAAAATGGACTATACATACAGAACAGATAAGATGCTAGAGACTCTTAAAAGCGTCATAGAAATGAAAAACGCATTTAGAGCACTAAATAAAGCAGATGTGTTAGAAGGCTTAACAAAAGAACAAAAAATAAAGCTGGAAGAACGCATAAATGAGATAGAACTAAGCGTAGAGCACGTAGGCAGATTATGTAAGAGAGTGTTTGAACACTTATAGAAAATACCTATATACAAGTATTGAATCAAGAGTATTATTGAGTCATGGATACACGTAAGAAAGGCCCTAAAATGAAAAAGTCAATTTTGATAGCTGCGCTAATATCAGCAAGCATAGTAACTGCAAAAGCAGAGTTAATATTCACAGACGTCCCAAGCCCTCTTATGAACGGCTCAGTAGAGGGGGCCAAATTAGTCAGCAAATTAAAAGGTATGAAAGACGGCGACGCAAACATACTATATTTTAATGCGTTAGGCGGCGAAGTGGCCGAAGGCTTTAAAATAGGCGCAGAACTAAATAAAAATTCACATAGAACAGTATGCGTGTTAAAAACAGCAGGCTCTATGGCCGCAATACTTCTAGGAGCATGCACAAACATAAAACTTCTAGACAACTCTAAAGTATTAATACATGCCGCAAGAGACAAAGATAAAGACGGCAAGCCAGTTTTTGATACAGAAGACGTTAAAAAAACTAACGAAATATTTAAAAAGGTGCTGGCCCCCATATTAACCGAAGAAGAAATGACAGCAGTATTTGTAGATCATAAAGATTTAATCATGTCAGGTGAGGAGTATGTAACCAGACGCAGAATGGCAGATAAATACTCAACAGAAGGAGCAGCGAAATGATTAAGCAACTAGACAAACATACACTAATTACAAAACGAGATAGCGAGTTTTTTATAGTGTGGGTAGGTAAAAGAAACACGTGGGAAATTGCGTATTTTAACAATACTCAAGATATACTAGATTTAGATTTACTAGAAGGAAGAAAAGGGTCTATAATGCAAAGCATATTAGAGTTAACCGACCACAGTAAAAAAATATATTTTGCAGAGACTGAGGAGGACGTAAACAACATAATCGGAGTTAAAGTATGGGCAACATAAAAACGATTATAAGAGAAATCAAACATATTGAAGACTATATAAGATTTCAAAGCGAAATAGAAAGAATGGGCATAGAAGTATTGGAGAAGACGGGAAGTAAAACAATGTTGCAGGCAATGCTTGAGTTAGGGTTAGAAATAGAACAGGCAGAGAAAGCACATCAGGAACTGTGTTTTAGATTGGAGAGAGAATATGGACTACGTAAGCATTATATCTAATCTATGTTACGAGATAGCTGCGCTCGAGAAAAAACTAGACGAGCTTAAACGAGAACTAGATAAAGAAAGCCGAGAATATAGAAAATCAATTCAAAAGGAGCAGAAAAATGTTAACCCGTTTAATTAATGAATCAATAATTCTAATAACAACAATTATTTTAAGCACAATAGTAGTCGTGACGGGCTTAGCTAAAGTGTTATTTAACGCCCCAACATACTTAATACACATATTTGTGCAGAACCACAAAGATATAAGACAAAAAGTGCTTAGTAAATAATAAAGAAAGGCCAACAATATGAATTCGTTAGAATATATAACCGTAAATCAGCTTGCAGAAATTCAAGATGAATTCAGAGAAGCTGCAAAAAACGCGCTAGGACTCGTACACCCAAAACGATTAATAAGCAATTTAGATAGAGTTGTTATAGGGCAAGACGAAGCCAAAAAGAAACTAGCTACAGCAGTTTTCACACACGTAACTAAACAATACATGCTTAGTTTGCCAAACCACAGCGAAAAATATGGAAATAAGAACAACATTTTGTTAATGGGGCCATCAGGAGTAGGGAAAACCCTTATGATCAGAACGATAGCAGCGATGACAAATTTGCCGCTAATAGAAATTGACGCCACCAACATCACGCCCTCAGGCTATGTAGGACGAAACTTTGATATAGAGTTTAGAAATATAGTTAAAGATACTGTAGAGAAGTATGGCCCTCGAAAATCAAATTTCTCTATTGTTTTTATAGATGAGATTGACAAGGTTTGCGGCGAGGACATGAGTCGCCAAGGCTGGAATAAGAGCATACAGGCATCGTTTTTAAAATATGTAGAGGGGCGAGACGTCGACGGGGCGACAAAGTTTCAAGTATCAGATTCGCCAGGAATAAGCTCAAGTACTATGTTATTTGTATTCGGAGGAAACTTTGAACAAGTAAGAAATAACAGAATAGTAAAGGCTAATATGGGGTTCACAGGTAAACTAGACATAGAGACACAACGAACAGAAGTGCACGATGAGCTCATTAGAGCAGGAGTCATGCCTGAGTTAGCAGGGCGAATCGCATCTGTTGCTGAACTTCAAAAGCTTACGAAAGAGCAATATAAACAAGTATTAACAGAATCAGAAGTAAGCCCATATAAAGACTACTTAAAAATGTTTAGATTCTTAGGAGAAGACGGCACTCTGAGCGAGGAGGAGATCGACGTCGCGGTGGACGAGGCATATAATAGCGATACAGGGTTAAGAAGTATTAACAGCATCCTATCAAAGGTATATTCTGAAAAAATATACAATTTAAACTTTTAGGAGGTAAAAATGTTAAAGCACGCGATATCGGCTTCATACACACTCATGAAACCTATACACACTAATTATTGGAAGGCAAGAAAAAGTGCAGAAAAAGCGATAAATAGCGAAGATATGCCAATATTAAATATGTGGTTACGATTGTGTTGGTTAAGAGCGAGTACATCGCTATATGAAATATTTGTAGCTTGGGCAGGCTTATATAGAAAGTATGTTATGGGAGAGGACAAATGTCACAAAGTAAAAGAAAATCTACACTGGAGGCCATAATAAACGCATTGTTAGGATACGTGATAAATTCAATAATAGCGTATTACACAATGCACGCTTTAGGCTACCACATAACTATAGAGGAAAATTTGTCTATAGGCGTTCTGTTTGTAACAGTATCATTTATTAAAACATATTTGTTAAGACGATTATTTACAATGGGCGAGAAATAATGAAAAACTACCAAGACAGTGCACAAGGCTTCGACGAAGAGGGAATAAGGAGCTTAACAGATTACTACTCAGTAAATAAAGCATATAAAAGAATAAGAGTTCTTAGGTGGGCAGGTACAGTAAGCTACCTAATAGGGATGTCGCTTACAGCACTTAATATTTACCCACTAAATTTAATATTTGGTGCTTTGGGTGGCCTTCTGTGGTTTACTGTAGGTAAGAGTTGGGGAGACAGGGCGTTATGTACAGCAGAGGGGGCCAGCTTTTTAATATATGCGAGCGGGCTTATACTGCTAATTTTTAAATAAAGAGGTTGATATGAAACTAGAAATTAAAAAGCAAGAAAATAAAATTGTAACATTACCTAAGCCTACTTTAGAGGAAAGTGTAGAATACTTAAGTAAAGAAGTAGATAACCTAAAATTAATTAATGACATGGTGGAAGAATCATTTCGCAACGCAACAATACAGTCAGCGTACGAGCTTAAAAAGGCCATAGAATCAGGAAGCCTAGAAGAAATAAGAGAGTGCGCCATAAACTTGTTTAGGTTCATGGGAATTCGGCCAGAGCATTTTCTAGACCTAGACAGAAAGTAGGAGTTAGTATGATTAAGTTAAAATGGCCCCCTCTTCTAACAGCGCTGCTGCTATTAATAATAATTGCAGAAATAGCATCTACAAGCTACATTCCAGAGTTTCGTAAGATATTTTATGGGGCGCTAGAAGTAAAAAGTAAAGCAGACATAGCGTATGCTGTGTTCGTGTTCATTGTTGTCAGTTCAATACTTACAGCAAGCCAAAGTCTAAAGAGATTTGTTGCAGCTACAATAAGTTTAAATCTAAGGGGCCAACTAACAAAAAGGCTAACTAAATTCTGGCAGCCTCATAAAACGCTAGAAAACACGTCTCAACGTATAAACGAAGACACCAAACTCGCCACAGAGCTAGCTCTAAAAGTTTTAATAGAGATGGTTATATCAGGGGCCATAGTAATAGTGCTCGTTATCGAATCTAGAGGCGATAAAATATTACTAGCTGCGGCACTAGCGTATACAGTAGTAGTTAGCATATTTGCTAAGTTTTTTAAGCCTAAATTAATAAACACTGAAATTGCACTACAGCGCGCCGAGGCAACGCACAGGCACAATCTGTCAGAGGCCATAGTAAAAGATAATAGAGGCAAATTGGCCGCAACTCTGCAAGACTTCAGAGAAGTAGCAAACAAATATACTAGCAACTTACGAGTATTACTCGGCTATTCCACGTTCTCGGCCGCACAAAACAACTTCTCGATTCTGGCCCCCTGGTTAATACTGATTCCAATGTATCTATTAGGTAGTATATCATTAGGCGAGCTCATGTCGAAAGTATCGAAGTTTGAGTTGATTGTGATAAATAGTACGATATTGATAACCTTGTATCCAGAAATGACTAAAGCACAGGCATCGTGGATACGTATTAAGGAGTTTTTAAAATGAAAAGATCAGATGCAAACACCATACAAATATCTTACGACGAATTTGCAGACTTATTAGAGACCGCAGTGAATGCAGGTTTTAAAGTTAGTATAGACGGATTTAACGAAGATATTGAAGAGACTCTTAAGGACGAGGTTTTCAAAATCATGCTAGATAAGAGGCTTTTAAAATGAGAATAGCTTTAGATTATGACGAGACGTATACCTTAGATAAAGGTTTTTGGGGAACATTTATAAATTATGCTAAGCTAAGCGGGCACGACATAAGGATTGTCACTGCTAGAGATAAAAATATCGACACAATAAAAGAAGATTTAGGTATCGAAGTAATCTACTGTAATGGAGTAGCTAAAAGGTATTATGTAGAAAGAAACACAGGTTTTAGGCCAGATATTTGGATAGACGACTGTCCCGAGAATATTATAAATAATAGCACGTATACAGAAGAAGAGTTGTATTTGTGGAGAAAAGAGAGAGGGATACTATGAAAGAATTTGACAGCGGGGCAAAAAAAGATAATGCTGGAAAATTGCCATATCACTTGATAACAAAAGAGATGATGGATGCTTTAGCAGAGGCGCTAGAGTTAGGCATAAAAAAGGGCTACGGAGAAAATAATTGGCAAAAAGGCTTGCCGTTAGCTAGCGTAAGCGTAGCAGCCTCTTTAAGGCACACATTCAAATATTTAGCAGGAGAAGACTTAAACGTAGAAAAAGGTATTAATGGAGAGGAAATTATTGTACATCATTTATGCTGTGCTATGGTAAACTTAGGGATGGCGATAACTCAGATTAAGAGAGATCGTAAGGACTTAGATGATAGATATATAGGAGAGTGAGAATGTCTAAGAAAGCTGAAGCAGATAAAGAGGTCGGTCTATCAAATATTTTAAAATCTCTGAAAGAAACAGAGAAAGTGGTATTGGAAGTAGGGCCCAGTAGCAGGGATTTTGGACTAGCTCAAAATATTTATATAGAAGTGTCAAAGCTAATTAAGAGACTCGAAAATTTAGGAGTTTAATATGACGTGCATAGTCCTGAGTAGAGACGATAAAAATATGTATATAGCTGGAGATAGGAGAGTAGCAAGCGATTCTAGCTACTTTAAATATCCCGTAGCTAAAGTTGCTAATAAGCACGGAGTACTCATAGGTGGGGCAGGACGCATGTCTCTTATGGAGGAGATATTGTACGGCTGTGAGTTTCCTAAAAAACTAAAGTCTCAATCGGACGCTGCATATATTAGAAAGACCATATACTCGACTATTTTTAATTACATAAAAGACCTTGAAGATTCATTAGATTCAGAGGATAGAGATATAACGTTTTTAATCGGCTATGCTGGAGTAGGCTTCGAGTTAGATTTAGACGACAAAGGGGTAGATTTCGGAATGGTGGAGCTACCATATAGCATCGGGAGCGGAGCGCCGTATGCCAGAGGCGCTCTAGCGGCATTAAAACAAGGAAACACCACAGAACAAGAAAGATTGATGACTGCGCTGTCGGCAGCAGCGTCGTGTGACACAGGATGTAGTTTCGATTGCGACATATTAATTGAGAGCATTAACAGGAGGGGCCATGTAGAGAGCTAAATAAAAGAAAGTTAAACACTTAGATATTAATAGGAGAATATTAAATGAACGACAAAGTAAAACCATACGTTACACCAGTATTAAAAGTTTTATACACCAACTTAATGGAGGCTAGGGCAAACCAGTTTTACCCAAACAACCCGCCAACATTTAGTGTTAAAACATCTATCGACGGCTCAACACCTGAAGGGATGCAACTTAAAAAGTTAATTCGCGCAGCCAACCCCAAATACGTAAAGACCTCAAAAACAGATGAAAATGGGGATACGGTAGTGTTTCCTAATGGGGAATTTCACGTAGAGTTTAAGGCAGATGCTGGAAACCCCCCTAAAGTGTATATTAAAAACTCTGATACGGGCGCCATCGAGCTAGTAAAAGGGAAAGATATCCCTTACATAAATGCCAATAAGTATGGCGACGTGGCCGAAGCTGTGGTTGGATTTACTATTGTGGATAAAGTTAGTGAGAAACATGGCCCATACCAAGTAATGCGCCTGTCTGCAATAACATTCACATCCATTAGCCTAGGAGATCGCGCTAAATCAGCAGGAGCGTCGATTAGCAATCAGGAGTATGCTGACGAGGAAATTGAGAAGTTGATGAAGGCAGCAGTTTAATTCTATATGGCCCCCATAACATTTAATGAAAGACACTAATGTTAGCTATAGACTTTGAGACGCATTTAATAGGTAACGACAGTCTGGCCCCAAAGCCAGTCTGCGTTTCTTATTATGACGGCAAAAAAGACGGTTTAATTGTTGGCATGTCCGAGATGGAGCAGTACCTAGAGTATGCACTGTCGCAAGAGAAATTAGTAGCTCATTATTTCAAATTTGAAGGGACTGTGATATACAGACATTTCCCTAAACTAAGAGAGAAGTTACTCTCCGCTATAGAAGAGGGTCGCGTCTATTGCACCAAAGTAGCAGAAGAGGTATTAAGCGCTCAAAGAAAACGTTTGGCAGGGGGGGCCACGCTCTCTGACTGTGTTATGCGCTACTTTAAAGAAGATATCTCGGCAGGCAAGAAGGGCGCCGATGTTTGGCGCTTAAGATATGGTGAGCTAGAGGGCAAACCTCTAAGCCTATGGCCTAAAGAGGCAGTAGACTATGCTATATCAGATTCTATTTGGGCATATAAAGTAGCAGACATTCAAGCCGAAGCAGTAGATTTAGATGTCGCTAAGTTCACCACACGAGCAGAACTATATCTAGGGCTGATGGGTAATACAGGGATTTTAGTAAATCAAGATAGAGTTAATCAGCTTGAGAAAGAGCTATTACAACTTCTGGCCCCCAGTAGGCAGTATCTACTAGAGAATGACTTCATGTACTACGATAAGAAGGGAGTAATACATACTAGAAATAAGCGCCTATCAGAATACATTGAGAAAAATGTAGAAGTTCCTATAAGAACAGATAAGGGCGGCATAAGCCTCAGCAGCGAGAACTTAGATAATTACGATTTAGAAAACCTGCCGCCGCTAAAGCACTATAAAGACTCGTTAGAGTATTCTAAGATGGTTAATGCCTTCGTCCCAAGACTTAAGTCGGCCGCCCCATATTTATTCACAGACTATAAAGGCAGCGTCAAAACAGGGAGAACGTCCTCAAGAACTTCAGACCACTACCCCTCTGTAAACATTCAACAAATGCCCAGAAAGGTCGAGAATGTAACATACGACGTTAGAAACTGTTTTGTCCCAAGACCAGGCTACTATATAGTAAGTATAGATTATTCGGCGCTAGAACTGTCTACATGCGCAAATCAGCTATTTAACCACTATGGCGAATCTGCCATGTTGAGAATATTAAACGCAGGCAATGAGCCGCTAGACCTTCACACAGAACTTGGCAGAAGGCTAATGCAACTCTCTACTGGTAAGCACGTAACATACGAGGAATTCTTTAAAAATAAGAAGATGGCCCCCTATGCAGGATTTAGACAACTAGCAAAACCTCTAAATTTAGGGTTCCCCGGAGGGATTGGGTACGTCACCATGAGGAGTTTACTATACAAAGAAGGCATCAGACCTAAATACGTAAATATTACAAAAGGTCTTAACTTGAAACCTGAGCAATCAGAAGAGGCTGTAATGTTCTTATTAAGAAGATTTCAGCATAAGTATAAGAATTTAAGGTGTGAGCAAATAGGTAGAAACCAATATTGTTTAGTAGCGGACGAGTTGGTAGAATTAAAACAAGAGATGTTTAAGCTGTATCCAGATTTAGAGGACTTCTTAAAAGAGGGCCATAAGCAATATTTAACAGGTAAATCAAAACAAGTTAAAAATAATTTTGGAGAATGGAAGAAAGAGGAGCTTTATTCCTACTCTATACCAGGCGGAATTGTTAGAGATAACTGTACTTATACTGAGCTATGTAACGGATATTTAATGCAGAGCGCGGCAGCTAAGGGGGCCAAAGAGGCTGTTTGTAGAGCAGTTAAGAAGTATTATGGGGGCGATTGGCTGCGCCCTCTAGCTTTTATACATGACGAGATATTGGCCGAGGTTAAGATTTGCAATATAACCTATGAATTGGTAGAGGACTTGGCTACCATTATGATAGACTCTATGAGGTCGGCACTACCTCATGTTAGGATTGCGGTAGAGGCCGATATTATGGACGCTTGGAAGAAAGAAGGAGGCTTTTATCAAAAAACATTTTTCAAGAATGCTGGCGAAAATACTTTAAGAAGTTATAACGAGAAGGGGAAAATATAATGCAATACTTTATAGATTTTAAATTAGGCGGAATGTCAGATAGGGCAGTTATACCTAGAATCGGCAAACTAGATTCTGCAATAGATACAATTAGAGAACTTCAAAACGAGGGGGCTCATAACATACAAATACGAGCCTACGACGATGAAGAAAAATTTTATTTTAGATTATTATTAGTTGAAGGAGAGATAAATGAGTGATGATTACAGTCAACGTGCGGCAAGAGGCCAAGCGTACAACCTAGCAATTCAAACCTCTATAGCTGACGGCAAGCATGGCGACAGAGGGTATGTGCTTAAGCAGTATCTTAAACACTTGTCTATGGCAGAGGCCCTACAGAAGGCATCAATAGAACAGATTAAAAATATAATCAAACAACACGAAAGCGAACAAGATGAAGATTAATGCTAAGCCGTACGTGACAGCCACCGACGCAGAATGGAAGGCTCTAAGAAAGCAGATAATAACTGCTACTGAGAGCGCATATCTATTAGGCTTAGACTCTTGGAAGTCCGCAGCAAAAATGCTAAAAGAAAAGGAAGAGGAGTTCTCTCTTGCAGACAACCCGTATCTTTTCTTAGGCAGGAGCCTCGAGCAAGCGGTTGTAGACTACACTAATAAAGCACTAGAACGCGACTTTAAGCTCTTTGAGACAGAAGCAGGCAAGATAATATATGCAGACTTAGAGGTAGGTTTGGGGGCCACCCCTGACGCTCAAGAGGGCGACGTATTATTAGAGTGTAAGACAACGGGCCCTAAGAATCACTTTTTATGGGCAGACAGCCCCCCTATTAAATATCTTGCGCAGCTTCAAACGCAGCTACTTTGCACAAATAGAACAGAAGGGTTTCTGGCTATATTATTAACGAACCTGGCCCCCGACCACCATAAGATGACATTAAAAGAATATCTATCTACTAAGTTACATGTATTTAAGTGTGAAATTGATTTGAGATTCGCAGACATACTATTAGCAGAGTTAGTTAGGCTTAAAGAATATAGAAACGAGGGCATATTTTTTAGGTCTGACCCCGACATTAAAGATGAAGCTATAGGATGTCTAAACAGTTGTTATGAAAAAGTTATCTTTTAAGGGGGCCATATAGTGAAGTATACATTAGCAGTGGTGTATGTGTACGGGCCAGCCCCACATCCGTATACGCTATGGGAAGAGGTACGAGTTAGTTCTACACGAGTTTTAAAGTATCTTAAATTAGCCGAAAATTTGAAAAGAATTTTCAATAAGACTGGGCAGGCTCAAGAAGAATTTGGAAATTGGGTAATAGTTAGTCTTTACGATTGCGATGATAATCTTTTAATAGAGACGGACGACCCAAACGAAATTAGAAACTACTTAAAGGAGAGTGGGCAACATGAGTAAGAATATTAAACAATCAGGCCCGAAGATTCTAATATTTGATATAGAGACGGCACCTATAATAGGCCACGTTTGGAGTCTTTGGGAGAATAATGTAGCACTAAATCAAGTGGTCTCAGATTGGCACGTCTTGAGTTGGTCTGCAAAATGGCTAGACTCTAAAAAAGTAATGTATAAAGATCAAAGAGGCGTAAAGCCCGTACAAGACGACTCTAAGTTACTTTTAGGTATTTGGAAATTATTAGATGAGGCAGACATAGTAATATCAAAAAACGGGATTAAATTTGATAGTAAGAAACTTAATGCAAGATTTATACTCAACGGCTTTCAGCCACCAAGTAGTTATAAACACATAGATTTAGAGCAAGTAGCACGCAAGAAGTTTTGTTTTACTAGCAACAAGCTAGAGTATTTAACGGATAAATTGTGCACAAAGTATAAAAAACAGAAGCATAAGAAATATCCTGGTCATGAGTTGTGGGTTGAGTGTCTTAAAGGCAATGTTGACGCTTGGAATTCTATGCAGAAATACAATACGTTTGATGTACTATCTACTGAGGAACTATATACAAAGTTAATACCTTGGGATACGTCACGAGAGGATTTCAATAAGTATACAGAGTCTAATGACTATGTTTGTAAGTGCGGTAATTCAGATTTTCATAAACGAGGGTTTTACTATTCTGCAACAGGCAAGTTCCAAAAGCATAGGTGTAAACACTGTGGCGCAGAATATAGAGATTCTGTAAACTTGCTAACTAAAGAAAAGAGAAAATCTTTATTACGAGGAGTTTAAAATGATTGGATACTTAGTTATGGGAGAGGCCGGAGCCTATGATGATTGGAGAGTCTGGCCAATCAAGGTATACTTTAATAAAGAGCGGGCAAAGGAGCACGTTAATCTAGCAACAAATAGATTAAAAAAGATTTTACTAAAGCATGAGCCGAGAGAAGCAGAAGAATTGGGATTATTTATATCTGAGTATGACCCAAAGAGTTTAGGCAGTGCTTGGGACATTCCTACATACCACATAAAAGAAGTAGACATAGAGAAGGAGATAATATGAAAATGTCAGAAGTTTTTAACGAGGTAGATGTGATAACGAGCATAGACTTACGTTGCGAAAAAAGGCCATTTGCTCACGGAAACTTTACTATAGTAAGTTTTTTAGGGTATAAAGAAGTATCTCCCAAAAAATTTAAGATAGTTATCAAGGCTGAGCATTATTTCGATGAATTACTACTTGATGGGCCAGCCAGATTTTTGAAGCAGATTAAACGATATGGCGCAAATAAAATAGACTTTGGCAGAAAATTTAAGCGCTCTGAAGAAGAGGGCTTTTATGAGGAAATAGTATGAACACACTAGATCAAGATATCGAGAGGATTAAAAGCGACATTTGTAGGTTAGAGGATGATATCGAATCTTCTGAGGATAACTTATCTTGGATGAAATCTTGTTTAATGTATCTGCGAGAAGATTTGGCAAGATGTGAACAAGATATTATCTCTAATAGAGTTAATTTAGAAATGTATAGAGGAGTATCAGAATGAAGGTTTATATACTAGTTAAAACTACAGAATATGGCAAATCGATTGAGTCTGTTTTCGATAGTTTAGAGGGGGCCAAGGACTATTATTTGTATAATGAGCTAGAAGATCGGAGGAGGCGTCAACGTTGCATATATGAAGTGATGTCGTTTGAAGTGGCGTCAAAAGGAGGCAAACCTCACAGGCTAATTATGTTAACTGAAAAAGAATATGAAGAAAAGATTAATGTTTAGTATCTTTAACTAACTTAGATATCGAAAGGAAATACGATGAATCCATTTTGCCCAATGTCCCCGGTTTTAGGAGAAAATACGACGAACACACATAATGAGGTATTCGCTTTGCGAAAATATGTAAATGGTAGAGAAACAAGTTTAACGGTATTTGATAGTTCTCGAAAGTTAGCGAAGGAAATTATTAGTCAATTAGATAACGCTACTTATGAGGATAACGAGACGTTTAAAATAGAGATTGTTATTAAGATTTAGCATCCTTAACCCACTTAGCTATTAAGAGGGACTCGGCTCGGCCGTCGTCCTTCTTTCTTTTTATAGGGGCATCAGGGAAGAACTTTAGTGCAAGAAGCCTTGAATCCTCTTTAGTGGTCTTTATAAGCCCGTAGTGCTTCTTCCACGTCTGAGGTATAACATCGAACCTACGCACGTTTAAGAGGTTTAGAGTAGCTAATAAGGCCCCGTAATTCTTGCCAAAAGTAAAAGACGATCTAGGCGTGTCTCCAAACCCTCTACTAACATCATATATTGCTTGCACTCGCTCTACTGCCAGCATCTCAAAAGGGATTTTAAGGGCAGCTAAACTATCTAATAGCTCAACACTATCCAACTCGTATTTGTCACCCATCTCTCTATATGGCAGATCGTCACAATAAATAACATTATCTTCAGAGTCTATAACTGAAATGGCCCCCTGCTTACCCGGGTCTGCTCCTATGTAATACATATTATTTTCTCATACACGTTAATAAATATTCGTAATGCTCTCTATCTTCACTGTCCTTAACCCAAGTGTCGTTAGACACTCTTAACCTGTGCTTCCCATCTTTAGCCATGCACCAAGGGTTTATTGCGTCATTTTCTGTTAGAGGTATGTACGAGTCAATCTCATCTAAATTGTTTAATGTCTTAGAGAGCCTTATTTTTTCTTTACTGCGCAAGGCTCTGTGCCACATCTTTTTGTCGCTCTTCTCAGACTCGGCAGTAGTAAAGCCGCAGAAAGGGCTATGTTTTACGCTTCTACTCATTAGCGCTCTGCAATCTTATCTAATTTAGCCTCAATACGATCTAGTCGATCGTTGATGTACTCTTTGTGTAGATTAATAACTTTCTCTACAGACTCGAAGTCATTGTGGTCGGCCTTATCTTTTAACTGAGATTTGAGGTCTAGCACTTGGTGTTGAACATACCCAATGGCCGCCATAATCGGCACAGCAACGTAAGTTTGAACGCTTTGTAATATGTCCAACATGATAAAGTCCTTAGAAGATAAGCATCGACGCTTCCTCTGCGCGCCTAGCTATTAGTCCTGGCAGTTTTCTATGGCCTGCATATACCCACTTATTTATTTCTCTCTTGGCCCCCTCTAAGTCGTCAGATTCTACCTTCCGTCTTAAGGTGCTATTTTTATATCTGTTTTCGCCTAAGTTATATACGAAATCTGCTAATGCCATTAATGTACTTCCTGATACTTTTGGGCTATATTTCAATACTGCTGCTATACATTTAGCAGCATCTAATCTCATAGCTTGCTCTGCTTGCTCTTTAGTCCATACAGAATCTACAGATACTTGGGGGCCAGTGGTTCCATAACCTATTGTAAGCACTCCAGCAGGGCAAAAATACGCCTTTAGGCGCAGGCCCTCATATTTTCTAATCAATCTGTATAGAGGTTCAAAATTCATTATTTGTGCTCTTTACTTAAACTTCTGTTAGCAAAGTAAAACCCTAATACTACGCCGAGCATAGTGACGTCAAATTCGTTTATTACGAAATTTCTACTTATTATGGAGCCCACCCAAATCGCTAATGATATGGTCGCAGCGGCAGGACGTATGGCCCCATTCCAAGCATCTATAACTTTAATTCCGATAGGCTTAATTGCCTCTACTGTAGCGAGAGCGAAACCTTGAGCATCTATTTTATTTAGATCAGCCTCCGATTGAACTTGAATTTGCTTAATCCCTAGTTCAGTAACTGTTTTAAGTCTCAATAGCTCTCTTGACGCAGCGTCTGCATCTAGTTGAGCCTGAAGCCTCATTCTGGCCATCTCTTGCACATGGTCTTGCTTTTTAGTGAAAAAGTCTGATACCCAACCAAAGATGTATCTAAACGCCGCACTACCTAAGAAACCGATTATTGCTTCCACGAATTACTCCACAATATATTAATTAACATTATTAATGCTGCGGCTAATAATAGAATTATCCAAAAGGGGGCCAACAACATCTTTCTTATCATTTTACAAACCTGCTAAAGGGTCTGCGGACTTTAATTCTTCTATACTAGCTGCGTCGTTTATAAGCGGCGAATTTGTCGCATCTCTTAGAAGATTTTTAATATCTACTATTCTCGCCATTTCTTCGCTATCGTTAGCTTCTAAAGCTCTGATATATAGAGCGTCATATTTTTTAAATAGTCCGTCTCTAGCTATACGAATTTGGTCTTTCTTTATTTCTTTTGCTTTGTTTAAGTCTATCTTTATAGCCATTTTAATCTTCCCATGTCCAAGCGTCTCTAAATTCTCTATCTTCAGGTATTTCAGAAGAATCTACAATCTTATATGGTTGCCCTGAAGGCACTAAGTGAACTAGTGACTCTATAGAATTGTTGCTTAAATATTCCTCAGATGGGATTATTACTGCTACCCCACCTGCATCGTTTTTGTATATTATTCTAGAGCTCATATATTCTACCTTACTATAACAACGTTTACATAAGTTGGGTCTGCTGCAACTATTGGGTCTGCGCACCGCAATGTTGAGATTCTAACAGAACCTACTGCGCTTGACTGATGTGTTACTGTCATACCGTTAGCTGCAGACATTTCAGTAGCAATAGCAGCCACAGAAAAATTTGCATCAGGCATACTTGTCGTAAAATTCACTGTATAGTCGCCTGTCCCGTTGTCTGTAATGCTAGATACGTTACCGCTAGCACGAATAGCGACGGTTCCGGTGCCGTTAAAGTTAACCCAGGCGCGCACCCCGTAGGCTACTACACTGCTCCCGTAGCCAGAATTAAACTTCATATTACCTGAAGTGTCCACAGACCATCTAAAAGCAGTATCGTCTGCTAAGGCAAACTCATTGCTTGTATCTCCCCTCAGACCAAAGTACCAATTTTTGCCGCTATTAGTATACTGAATTGTAGCGTTGTCAGAAGCCCCCGCTCTACGTATTGCCGCAGTGCCTCCATAAACGTCTAATTTAAAGCTAGGGGAAGTTGTCCCTATCCCTAAGTTGCCGCTAGAATCTATGGCCCCCACGTCTGACGAGTTTGTATTAAGTACTATTTTCCCTGTGCCTGACGATGCAATATTTATATTTCCATTAGCATTTGTACTAGAAACTGTGTTGCCGTCTAATCTTAGATTATCTACATTACATTGTCCAGTAACATTAAGTGTACCTGACCCATCAGTAGTAAATCCGCTATCTCCTGCTAATGCTCCTGCATTGTTAAATTGAATCTGGGTGTTTGAGCCTCCGGGAGATGTTGGATTTGTTACAATGCTCATATTTCCTGAGCCGTCGGACTTAAAAAATCCTGTGCTATCTGCATTAGGGAGAATCCAAGTAACGTCTGAAGCAATACTAGAAGGAGCCTGAAAACCTACTTTATTTGAGCCGTTGTCAGTATCTTCACTTAGATAGATGCTTGAGGGGCCAGAAGAGTCGGCAGGCAACACTACAGATTTTGGCAGGCTTATGGTTGGGTTTCCAGATACCCCATTTCCATTAGTTACAGACACTTGATTGCTCGTACCTGTTATAGTGCGGCCAGTAAAAGTATCTGCTGAGGTCTGTGTTACTATCCCATTAGTATTGTAGGAGGCCAAAGCCGCTAAAGTAGCATCGTACCCTTGTACACTTGAACCGATATTAGATGTATACAGAACCGTGCCGCCTGTGCCTAAAGCTACAGAAGAGCCGTCTGTTCCTGTAAACGTTAGGGTATTTGAGGCGCTAAGGGTTTTCCCGTTAGATATTGTTAGCGTACCTGTCCCAGCGGTAATAGTTACGCCGTTAATGGTGGTGGCTGTGGCTGCCCCTAAAGTGGGGGTTACGAGCGTAGGAGAGGTCGCCCTTACCACGCCACCGGAACCTGTGTACGACGCCCCACCTAGTGTAGTAAGCATTGCGTCTGTAGTAGTATCGTCTAGTACGCTTCTGGCTGCTGAAGTTACTGTGGTAACATCTGCTGTACCTGAGCCTGTGAAATACGGAACTTTATCTGCGGCGCTAGTAAGGCCCGCCAACGCAGCCAACTCAGCATCATATGCCTGTACATCGGTACCTATTGTTAAGCCTAAAGAAGCTCTAGCTGTAGCGCCCGTTTCAACTGTGAACCCTGTGCCATCTCCAACAATAAAGCCTCCATCTGTAGGCGTTAGATCGGCCGTTAAATTAGCAGATTCTGGGCTTACTGCCTCAAAACCTGTGGCCCCAGTATTTACCCTAAGTATATATCCAGCAGTTAAAGTGCCTAAAGTTGTGTTAAAGCTAGAGTAATCTGGCCCAGCTTTAATCGAAGAATCTATGCTTTTTTTCTGTTCTTGAATAATTTTAATATTTTTATCCAAGGCTTCATTTACTGTATCAGAAGCAAACGCCCCTCTTTCTTGAAAATCTACAGCCTGAGTTACTGGGGTGGCCCCCGATAGGATTAGTTTTTCTCCCGATGCTGGGGCAGTTAACATAGTAACTGTACCAGTCCCATCAGCATTAATACTTACAGTATAGTGAGTAGTAATCGTTTTTGTAGTATATACCCCAGCAGAGGATTTAATCTGCACCAATATCTCAGTATTTGCAGATATGGGAAAATCGAAATCGAAAGCTGTAGTGCTACCGTTTCCAGAGTAAACTATGCTGCGATCATTACTTGCTACTGTCATTTTAGAAGCCTTAAATTATTAATAGGTCTTTAATTATTCTACCATATTGACATTTAATCGTCAATGTGTTAGTGCTCTAGGTAAACGTCTGGGGGCCAGTTCTCCTGGTGCCCAATACATCTCCCTGTTGTCTCGCTCCATAAGTCGTTGTTCTTCCTTAGAAAAAGAATTATACGCCTTAGGGTCTGCGACTTTTTGTATTTGGTCTTTTATTAGCCTATCTATAGCTAGTTTGTACTGCCAGACCGATGTTCCTGGAACGTAGCTAGCCATTTCATCAAATACGTCGTACATGGCCTTTTGCCACACTTCCTCTGGTATAGAATCTAATGCTACGTATTGAAAGCCTGCATATGCTGCGGCCTTTATCTTGACAAACATGGTGTACGCGGCCCCGATATATGGCCCCCCGAGCGCTTTAGCCACATCTCCTGAATCCCTACTTCTTAGGATTCTGTCTACGTTATCTCCGAAAGGGATGGTTCTTAAGAAAGCTACTCCCCAATACTTAGGGTCTGTAACATCATAAAAATCCTCGCCATTCGCTATTGCTTTTAATTGCAAACTAAATGCTGTCATTATTGCAGAATATACTGTAACTGCCATAATTTGGCCTACTTTGCTTGATTTTGTAGCAAAAAGTATGTTATTTGCAGCTAATTGAGCCTGAACGTGCGTAAGCGAAAGGTTGTAGCTCATTAGCCCACCAACAGAAGATTTAAATGTTCTTCCTATAGACCCTGCTTTTAAGTCTGCCCCCATAGCTGTCTGTATTAATGCTGAGGGTTCAGGTATGCTTGCCCTAGTGTGTGCTACCCTTATTGCTGCCCACTGCTCGAACAGTCTTTGATCTTCTTTGAACATTCTGTTCATGTCGATCTCGCCATCCTTGCTAAAAGACCTAATCTTCTCCCATTGCTCAGAGGTGAAATTATTGCCTTCTAGCCATTTTTTATTAGCTTTAGGGAGGTTTTTAAACTCTAAGTGTGTTAAAAGCCCATATTCTGCCTGATATGAGAGTTCGACTGCTACTTTTATATTTGTCGTGTGAGGTGTCAACAAAGATATTCTAAATACTGCATCTGCTGCCCTTCTAGCTCTTTGAGAGGCTCTGGACGTTAATACGTCCTCTCCCATACGTGCTGAACCTGTGCTGCCTGTAGTAGCTCCATCTATAACTGCTGCTATCTCTGCTGCCTGCCTTCTTGCAGTCTTTTGCATGTTGGGGGCCAGAAACTTCGGCGTAAACATTCTTGCGTAATTTTTAGCTATTGTGCCGTAATGTATTCCTGCTACCTTGGCCATACGCTTTGTAACTGCGTGATCTGTCAAACTGGTTAAAAACGCGCTGCCTAAAGACTTCGCCATCGTTAGGTATCTCACTGTAGCTAAGATGTTTCCTAACGTTTTCTGCTCATAGCCTTGTAAATTACCTGTTAATGTGTTAAATATTTGTTCGTTCTCTGCGAAAAACTTACTTGCTTTTGCAGATTTACTTACGGATTCGGGGGCCAGCGCAGTTTGAGTCTTTTCTATTGCGCTTAATATTTTAAACGTCTGCTCATACTTAGGGCCGAATACTCTAGTTAGTGCTTGCTCTCTGCTTAAGTCCTGAATATCTCTAATCATAGCCTCGAAAATGTCGCCGTTAGAGTATGCATAAAAGGTATCTAGATACGCTTCTGCTGATTTGTATACGAACTTAGCATCACTTCTGCCGCCTCGTACAGAAGTTTTAACAACAGCCTTACCTTCTTTAGCTGCGTCTGAAGCGCCGTTTGTTATAACTCTTTTGTACGTATCCGATAAAGACTGCTTAATTTCTGCCTCAGTCTTGCCCTTATAAACCTCTTGTAAGTCTAAGTTTTTGTACATCCTATCTACAAACGCCTGTTCTCCCTGCGCCCTAAGGTTGTCTGAATCGAAGCTGATAACTCGCCTATTTTTGTTATAATCGATAATGGCCCCCTTGTTTTGAAGGTCTTTAATTATTCCCTTCTCTACTTGTATGAAACTCTGAGCCATTCTCTCTATTTCAGGACGGCCAACCTTATTACCAAATAAGGCAGATACCAGTTCCTCAATATCTTGAATTCTGGTTTTTGCGTTTAAGTCGAATCCTCCAGGTATCTTAGACCTATAATGCTCTATTGCTTCATGAATAGTTTGAAAATTCTTCCCTTCATATACTTTAGTTAGCGACCACACGTCTGCGGGGACAGCTTCATCGTACTTAAATTTCCCTGTGTAGTCGTAGTCTAAGAGCGCCCGTATACCTTGCTGAGGGTTTTCTTTTATCTTATCCACTAGAATTGCTTGCTGTTTAGCTGCTAACAAATCTTTTTTATTTTGCCTCAAGAGGTCAAATTTTAACCTGCCTAATTCTTCTGTAGATACTTCTTTATTTTGTCTCTTTATGTAGTTATCTACCTTAGTTTTTAGCTTATCTGCTGTTAACTTGCTAACTTCTTTTAGAGATACTTGAGTATTAATACATCTAATAAAAGAACCCATTATTCACCTTTATTTATCTTTGGCTTTTGTGCGTCTTGAAGCATGCAAGTCATTATTTTGTCTAATGCAGATTGTTCGTCTGCTGCTTCTTGAGCTAACTGTTTAACGTTAACTTGTGTGCCGTCTTCTAAATCTATAGACATTGTATCATATTTAGAGTCATTAATTATCTCTGCTCTCAATTCTTCGTATGCTTTTAAGTCTTCTACTGATATTTCATTAAGGTCTAAATTGTCCTTTATCTCTAGCGTTATTGCCTCATTTTCTAAGTTGGGCATCTCTCTAACCTTAGAGTTAACATTCTCGCCGGTAGCTTTTGCTATCTCTAAATCTACTTCGTCTGCGCCGCTCTCTAGCTTAACTCTAGTGTCTGCGTATCTGTTTGCAGCTTGAATCTGAGTCTCTCCTGGCAGTCTTTGGCTAGCAACATCATAAAGCTCCCTTAGCTGCTCTAATCTATCTGCCTCCTGAGTAGATAGTTGGCCGAAGTCTTCCTTAAACTCTAACTCTGTCATCTCCTTTAGATGGTTTGCAGTAAATGGATTATTGGTTAATTCATCTGGAGATAGTGGGGTGCCGTCTGCTTTTATAGCTGCCTCGGTAGGAGCGTAAGATATATTATTTTGTTGATCTAACAATTCTTGTAGTCTATCTTGTTGCTCGGGGGCCAACGTACCTTCTTTGCTTGCTTTTTGTAGTGTTGCTAATTCTTGTTCTTCTATAGGTAGTAGGCCGCCTTCTTTTACGTTTTGGCGTATTGGGAGGCCGGTCTTATCTATTATCTCTTGCTGTAGCTCGTTTAACTCGTCTGCTTGCTTTTTGGTGGCCTCGCCCCCTTGCGACTCTATCTTAGCCTCTAGTTTTTCTGCTTTAGCTATTAGTGCCTCAGGAATTAGTTCGTCTGCTACTTTACCTAATTGCAATGCTTGTGCGTTATACGATCTAGCTATGGCCCCTATGCCTACAGATAACCCTGCGCCTAGAAACCCTCCTACTGCAGTCTCAAATACGATCTCTTTAGCTGCTTGCCCAGTACTAACTTCTTCTCCCAGTATTTCTCTACGATATTTAACATCCGAGGGTTTCGTTGGAGCAACTACTGCCGCAGCCACCGCTGTGTTTGCTGCAAGTATTCTAGGCAGCTGAGGTAGTATTGCTTCTCCTGCTCTTAATGTTAATGCTTGGCCCCCTAAAGGTAACGTTGCTACGGCTATTGGGTGTGTCGAATATCCTGCCAAAGCCCCTAGAATTTGCCCTACTTTCCCTGATGTACTTGCATTATCTAATACTTCTTTTTCTTTTGCTGCCTCTTGTTTAAGTCTATTTATGTCCATCTGCCGCAATTCGTCAGAAGTACTTAATCCTAATTGTGGGTTATTCTTTACTATTTCATCATATTTATCTGGATTTCTAGCTAAATCTAACTGGCTCCCTATTCCGTCAGATAATAATTTAGGGTTTGCCTTGTATATTTTTTGGTATGCGTCCTCCCACTGAGGCCCTAACTTTCCTTGGGCCGCCCCCATCCCTGCTCGTTTGTATGCGTCACTAAAAGACGCTTTAACATTCTCAACAAATCCAGACTGCTCGTCTAAAGACTCTGAATTTAATATCTCCTGAGAAGTTTGTAGCCCTAAATCTGGGTTATCTGTAACTAACTGATCGTATCTTGAAGCATCTCTAGATAAGTCTAGCCCGCTTCCAATTCCCTGTAACAAATCTGGGCGAGACTTAGCTATCTTTTGGTATGCCGAATCCCACGCAGAATCAGAAGGTATAACTTCCTCTTGAGGTATTAAAGCATCTGGAGTTGTGGCTCCTTTAGCTAAATCCCCCAACTCCCCTTTAGTTGTGTATACGTCTGAGTAAATGTCCATTAATTATGTCTCTGTTGTAATTTGCTGTAGATACCCTTTACTTTTTGAACATATTCTTTTGTTTCTTTTATATTAGGTACTTTACCTTTAACTCTGCCCATACCTGCGTTATATGCAGATAGTGCTAAATCTAAGTTGCCCTTATATTTATTAAGTAAAAAAGCTATATATTTCGTACCTATAGCAATATTATTCTCTGGTGTCCCTGTCTGTTTAATGCCTACGTCTTTTGCTGCCCCGTCAGTTATCTGCATTAATCCTCTGGCCCCTTTATTAGAAACTGCTCCAGCATTTCCAGAAGACTCAGTTAATATTATAGATTTTATCAGATTTTCATTAATATTGTTAATACTTGCGCTATTTGATATCGCTGACGAGTAGGGGGCCAGTTTCTCTTTGTGTGTTTGGTACGCATTTTGTACAAAAGATGATACGTCTGCTACGGCCACGACTCCTTGCGTTTCTTGCGGGCTTGCGGCTACTGAAAAGTCTACCATATTAACAAAGCTCTTAGCGTCAAAGTTGTTTCTGCTTTGCTGCTGAACTTTAACTGGGCCGCCTCCTGTCCTATTATCCATTATCTGTCTATAATCTAGCTTAAACGGCTCTCCTGTAGCTGCGTTTAATACTGGGGTGTATCCAGTTTCGCTAGCTTTTGACGGCAACATAACTAAATACGTCCCTGGGCCATATTGCTGTAATTTAGCATTTGTTAGCTGAGAGGCCATACCTGAATTAAAGCCCTTCCACCCTCCGAGAGATTGGATGTCAGAATCTCTAATGCCCTTTATCCAATTCTCAAATCCGTCTGAATCCATCCCTGCTACTGGGGGAACTATTTTAGATTGTGACGAAGTGAATAATCCGCCTAAAGTAGGTCTACCTAAAACTGTTATAGGCTTACCTCCTTGAGCTTCTGTTACAGCATCTCTAAACCTATTTAGATTAAACGTTCCTGAGTAGTCTTTCTCTGCGGTGGCCTTTTGTGCGTATATAGCTCTAGCCATAGACAGTACGTCATTTGTATACGCAGAGTTAACTGTTTCTGGCATGTTCGACTGAACTACATTGTTTACATATTTCTTTAAGTCGTCTGAAGATATATTAAGCCCTAAGTTCTTATCTTCTTTAATTGCAGAAAGTCCTTGTAATACTTTAGATGCAGTATCTTCTCTGCCTGACAAAACTAAGGTTCCTATTAGAGCATTTTGTCTATCCCCATTTTTTGCCATATCCCTAAACAACACTAGGCTTTTAGAACCCATACCTCCTACAACTTGACCTAAGAAAGCTGCTTGTTGATCGGGGGCCATAGAGTTCATTTTTTTACTTATAGCGTCTAACTCTTGTTTAGTGACCCCGCTGGACTCTACGCCATATCTAGATTGTATCTGGGCCGCGTCTTGTCTTCTTTTAGCTAGCTGGCCCCTTACGTCGCCGTTTAAATCTAATGGCTGATATCCCTGTACTGTGTTCTGAGATATAGCATACGCGTAAGGGTCTTTTTGTAGATTATTGTTGATGTTGTCGTTAGTTCTTTTTAGTGTTTCATACGCAGTCCCCATATTTCCTGAGCGCTCATACTCAAATAGAACTTGTTGCCTTTGTTCTGGCGACAGTGTGGAAAACTGAGATATTGCGTGTGCCTTTTGCGCTAAAATATTAATGTCTTTTACTAGATTATTGGCTTTTGGAGTACCTAGTCCTGACGCTTGGTTTTTTAGGTTCTCTATGCTAGCTGGGTCTAATCTGCCTCCGTTTTCTATTACCTTATTCATTTCTGTGTAAGTATCTTTTAAGGTATCTACGGCCGCGTTTTGTGCAGCTGCTGCTTCCTGCGCCCTTCTGGCAACTTCCTGCTGTGCCTTTAAATTTAGATGTTGTTTCTTAACTTCGTCTAAATATATCCCATTTTGCTTTAAGTAGCTATCATCTGTACCTGGGGCCGTACCTAACATAACTGCTTGTGGGTCGGCTTGAATTAGATTTTGCCCTCTAACCATACCGACAGTAGTTTTAAAATTCTTTTCCATATCGGCGGCTTGCGCAGGATGGATTACTCCATTAGCTACGTAGCCTTGTAATTGCTTTTGAAATTCCAATAGCGATTCTGCTGACACTGAAGGTGTGCCTGCTATAGCTGCATTAGATAGAGTATCGTATGAGTTTTGAGCTTGCCCTAACATCCAGTTGTTGGCTTGCTTGCGAGTTTCTGCAAAGGACTCTGCTTGTCTATTCGTTATAACATTATTAAACGACTGCTTAAATCTCCCTGAAATAAGCGGGCTTGCCTGTGTAGAATATTTATTGTAGATATCGTTACCTATCTTGCCTATATCTTCTGTTAACGTGCCGAAAGTTGGGTTGCCGTTATCGTCTAATATCTTGTTTTGTCTATCGTTAACCGCCTTGGTGAAGTCTAACATTGCGCTAGAATATACTTTAGAATACTCTGCATCTGCTAAAGAGGACTTTAATTCTGCAAAATACTTAGCATTTTCTTGGCTTTGTTGCAGCGCTGTTTGGGCAACTACGTTTGCAGTCTGAGATATTTGGCTGCCTAATTGAGCTTGGCTCTGAATAGCAGACATCCCAGTATCAGGACTTATCCCTTGCTGTAGAGTATCTTGTCTTTGTGGTGGTAGTATTTGTGCCACGTTTTGCCCCTTTGCCTACTTATACGCGCTCATAGCAGACATTGCTAGAGATGCAAATCCAGACATAGCTGCTCCTGTTTGTTGTGATTCTATCTGAGACTTCTGTACTGCTGCATTATATTCAGCTATTCTAGCCTGGTTTTCGCTAGTTACGCTTTGAACTCTTGCCTGATATTGCAAATAATTCTGCTGATTTATGGCTGAAAGTCTTAGCTGATTTGCTTGTCTATCAAATTCATTTAAGGACGATGCTTGTAGTAATCTATACGATTGAGATGAGGGGGCCAGATTGTTTGCTGCTGCCCTGTTTTGCATACTAGACATGTATGCTACTTGATTACTGTTGAATGTTTGAAGCTGCGTGTTTAAGTTCTGCTGTAATATAGATATGTTATACTGCGCGTTCGATATTGCTTGATCGCCTGCTTGTCTATATGCAGATGCAGACATTGCGCCGCCTTGCTGTGCTAAATCGGCCGCTTGAGAATACTGTTGGAGATTTGAGAATAGCGCCCCTATCCCTGCCCCTATACCCATCGTATCGCTTGTTTTTTGCGATAGTCCGAAATACTGAGATGCTGCCGATATTCCGCTAGTTATATCTGTCGTATTAAACATTGCTTTATACTACCTTGCCCATATAATAATAGTTGCCGAAATCTTTGGCCCCCAGTTCTTGCTTTCCTTCAATACGAAACCCCAATCTTGTTAAGAATGCTAAGGCTTCTTTATCGTCTTCTCTACAATACGCTTCGACTTTAGCTATTGAATTTTGCTTAATATACTCGTTAAGTTTTTTACTTACATTTCTAAAGAATGCAAACTTATTAATTTGTATTTCCTTAGACGCTAAACACCAAACAGAGGCTCTTTTTTCTTTAAACTCGAACGCCCCAAACATTGCTATTGCGTCCCCAAAAGAATCATACAGCGTATAACAAACCCCTATTTTTTTATACATCTCCACGTTTTGAATTAGTTCGTGGAACGCAAAATCTTTTCTTACATAATCTCGACCATTGTCGTACAAATTTTTTAAATCTAAGAATACTACTTCGTTAGATATTTTTTTCATTTTATTTTGGCCTCTGAGTTACCGAACATGGCTAATAGCACTAAAGGATACGGCGAACTGGTTGAAAAGCTTAAATTTGTGTTTGTGTCCCACCCAATATTACCATATTCTATGTCTCCTGTATATAGCGGTACAGGACTATCCATAATATCTGCTGTAGTTCTACTCGGTTTAAACTGCCCATTTAATAGCGGTATAGTGGACTTATACACTCTAGCCTGTGGTTTTGTAAATCTTACTAATTGCCCCTGTAATATATTTACTCCACCTTGCTCCTGTAGCATTCCTGAAACTACTGTTTCGTACGGCAACCCAATAACTACCTCTGCCCCGTCTACATCTAAATTAATGCTGCCTGACGAAACGGTTTGGTTGCTTGCTTCAGAGCCGTCTATTTTTACTTGTACTTCTTTTCCCTCTAAATGGCCTAACCCAGAAACTGCCGATACTATCAGATGCGCCTCGCCGCCTGATGTATATGTGGTGTAAGATGTACTGTTTACTCCAGATAATTCAAACGTATTTGTTGTTTTATTTGCTACAGTATACGTATACTCATTAACTTCTGTCATCCCTTCGACATTCTTTATTTTTATGACGTCTCCGTTTGAGAATCCGTGAGAGTTGCAGGTTACTACCGCAGGGTTTGCTTTGGTTATCCCTGTTATGGTTTTAGGTTCTGAGTATACTAAATACGAATCTGAAAAGCCGTCTGTCTCGTCCTCACCTGTGCCAGAGTCTAATATTTCAATATATCTCTTTTCTGTGCCATTTATGTTTCTTTTTACTATGACGTAAATATCTTCTTTTAGCCCATTAACTATTACCTGAGCGTCCTCGAATTCCCCGTCAGTAGTTATTTTTGTGGCCCCCAATACTTGAGGATTCTTACTATATGTCATAGCTATTAAGTCGCCGCTATCCAATGTTATTAGTATCATGGGATATGGATATCTAGCCCTACTCATTCTTTTTGCGCCGTCTTTAAGCAGGTGTGAAAACGGTAGAGATATTTCTTGAGAACCGTAAGAATCTGACACGTAGTCGTAAGACATCGTTAAAATTCTGTTTTTAGTTCCTTTAAGATATAGTAGTTCGCCCTCTAAAATAATCGGTATTTGCCCACCTGAGCCTTCTCTTGTTCTTATTACTTCTCCTACATTAGACGGTGTGAGGGGGCCAGAGCCTCCTGTTCCTATACTGCTCTCTCCTCCTACGCCTCCTGTTATAGTATCTCTTAAGCCGCCTAACCAGCTAACTGTACTATTTACAGTGCTATTTACTGATATAGAATCTGCGTCGTTAACGCCCTCTCCAAAATTCTCGAAGTCGCTAGATTGGCTGAACCAGATTTTATTGGGCTCGCTGGACGTGCTTGCTGCGATTAGCCTCTGCTGATTTGAGCCTACTACTGCTGGATATCCTTGAGTGCTGCTCCAAGACGGCTGCTCTAAAGTTGCAGATATTGATGCGTCTGTTGACGATAATGTTTTCTGAACTTCAGCCTTAACTATCGTAGAACTGCTTACTTCGGTAATCAGGCATTTTCCGTTATTTATTCGGATATACATCCCCAAATGGTAGGATTTAAATGCTGCTGCCCCTGAGGTTATAGTTATAATAGAACCTAATGTTCTCCCTGACGGAGTAAACGTCCCTATCGGGCTTAAGTCTAATTTTGTCCCGTTTGCAGATATTGCTGATGTGCTAGGGAAAGCCTCTAAAATATCGCACACAGCTTGCGTTGAGCTTGTTACAGATGTTATGGCGGCCCTACCTGCGCCTGTTAAATTAACTATTTGTCTTCCTACATCATAAGCTAAAAATGTGGCGCTGCCTGCAGTAAACGTAACTCCTGAGCCTGTGGTTGCTCCTGGGGTTATTGTATAGGGTATGGTTTCCCCGTATTCGTCTGTAGGGGGTGGGTACGAACTTATATTAGATAGCGTCCATGATGTTGTATCTGAACGTACTAGTTTTGCTGGGTAATGTGAGCCATGAAATAGATATAAAACTGTGCCTATCTGAACATATTGTATGTCGTCTATTTCGTCTTGAGTGTATGTTGTAGCTACTTCGTATGGTGAGCCTCCGCTTAATACTTGGCCCCCAGAATAATAAAATCTAATATATTGATGCCCAAACTCTAGCATATAGCCTTGTTCAGACAAATAATTATACGGAATTAATCTAACTTTTTTAGTAGAGTCTTTTACTTCTTTTACAAACCTAAATCCGTTTCTTCTTACTATAGGGCCTCTTGTATCCACAAAACAATTAGTAGCTACATCTAAACCGTTTTTGTATACCTCTTCGTTTACTCTACCCTTTAAATATGGGGATATTTCTCCTCTAGAGAAATTAAATTGCCCTACTACTGCCATTATCTCACCCTTAGTATATTAGCTTTATTGAAATTAGATTTGTTTTTGGGTGTCCTCTGTTTATCTGTTAATTTACGTCCTTGGATAATTGCTGCTCTATATTCTTGGTCTGCAACTTGAAGTAAATCTACGCCAGCATATTTTGACATGCTATATATCAGTTTAGCTATCAGGGCCTTTTGCATTAGGGGGCCAGCGCTTTCTGTGTCTATTAAGCATTTATACCTGATTGTTATAGTGCTGTCGTCTGAGTATATTTTCCCATTTTCTGTCAAATACTCACTAGTAGCATCTATAAGTTCTAGCGCCCCTAAAAACTTTGGGTTTTCTGGGAGTAGATATGCGTAATCGAACCCATTTATTGGGGTTTCGTCTAATGGGGCAAGCTCTCGCGTATAGTAAGTTTCTGGCCACGAGCCTTCTATTATTGTTTGTTCTAAACAATGGTCGTAAACTGCCTTTAAAGTATTAGCTTCTGCGCTACCTTGATTTATACTCGCTATGGTTTCTGCGCCAATTCGTACTAATACTATATTACATATTGCAACTTGACTTGCCATTTAAAATCCTTGAGAGGGGCCGAAGCCCCTCGTATTTAGTTACTCAATGTAGGTAACGATTGCAGCAACTGTACCTGCTGCTGTAGTTCCAACTGGAAACGATACACCTAAATAGTATTTATCGTAAGCCGTCGGTTTCGTGCTTTCGCCTGCTAATTCCCATGCTTTTTTATTGATAGTATCAATATTTTTAGCACTAAAGCGATATTCCGTCATTGCGGTAGCTGCGGTTGCTACGTCTACGGATGCTGCAAATGCATCTGCATCTACTGCTGTAAACGTTGCGGTTGAGCCGCTTCCTACGAGTTTATACAGGCCGACGTGCATCGTCGTTCCTGTACCTAAGTCATCGGTAGCTACTTTAACGCTAGATACTAGAGCATCGACTGGAATCTCTAGTTTTACCATTCCGATATCGTCGTTTGCGCCGTCGCTAACTTCGATAAAATCTTGAACGGTTTTCGGGCGAGATGGTACTCTAACTAAAGTACCTGCTAACGCACTGGTTAGCTTACTGCTTTTTTCTGTTGCCATTTTATGTTTCCTTTAATTATTCAGTAGTTGCGCAAAGTGCACGAACAACTTTAGCTTCGTCCATACGAATAGCACCGATTTTGCCCTCTGCTACAAACTGCCATGGGCTGCCTGCATACATAGTGTCTAATTGGTGCATACGAACTGATGGAGCATCCCAAATACCGAGCTTAACTGCTGACGGCACATAGAAATATGCATACTCATTGCTTGAGCTTTTTAATGCTGTTTCCGTTAGCAATTCGCTTGGTATGAACACCATTCCTGCATAACCACCTAAGCGTTTGTCTGCCTTGGCTTCGATCAACCCTAAATTTCCTACGAAATCCATGCGGCTTTGAGCTAAAGCTTGTAGACGTTTGAATAGGTACGTAAGTTGTTTGGTTGATGCTACACAAACAGGAACTTCGCCATCTTCCAGAGCGTAATTTTCACTTAAGATTTTTAAAGCTGTTTGTACTTTACCCTCGTGTAACATATTAGCAGGTGTTCCACTAACTACGTTAGCAACAGAATCTACAGCAATAGTATTGTTACTGTCGAAAGAGGCAGTACTTGTAGAACCGCCGGTTTTAATGTTAGCTGAACCACCTAATGCACTAAGAATGATTCTATCTTTAGCGCGACCCATAGTTTTCGCTAAATCTGCTGCTATAGCACTTCTGGGGTCTGCCATCATCATATCCATCGTATAACGATCGATAGTTTCTGATTTAAATAGAATCTGACCACTTAGAATACGACTTTCGTATGAACCTTCTTCCAAAGGAATCGGGTAGAACTTCTGATCAATAACAGTGGCTTCGCCTGCTTTACCCTTGCGTGGGAAGGAAACGGTTTCACCAGAAACTGCTATTTGTTCTACAGTATTCTCTAATTTTGACCCTTTTTGTTGGAGTTCCAACTGAAAAGTGTCTGTGAACATCTGCTTAAAGACATCCAACTCTGCGCCTGAAATCGCCATAATTAACACCTTTTAATAGTTTATGTTAAGTTAAAAAATATATGGGCTAATTCCCATATAAATATTGAAGGGTACTAATTGGTGGGTTATGGCTACAGCCGCCCGAATGTGCCTTTTCTGGGGCCATGAGGTTATCCCATACTTACACATATAAACACTCAGTGCCCTTCGGAGTCCTGAGCGTTTAATGAACACTATTTTTTAATGCTTATTAATTTTCCATATAAAGTCTTTAACTTCTCCCCAGCCTCCTTATAGCCTCTGCTTGCTGGGTTTAGGAAATCTTGAGACTTTCTTATTTCATTAATTTGAGCTTTAATAGACTCTTCGCTGTCTACTTGACCTGACCCGTTTACGCTAATTATCTTACTATTTCCTTCTGCAGAATTTTTACCTAACTCTGCAAGCATAGATAATAGTAGAGGGTTATTTGCTAGTGGGGAGGCTAAAAGCTCTTTTGCACTATCTCCGAATTTATCTACTAATTCTTTAGCTGTATTTTTAGCTAATGATATGTTTTTATCGTAATCGTTGCCCCACAATTTTTTAACGGACTCCTCGTCTGCCTTTGCCTTCTCTTGAATGGCCTCTAACATTTTAGAGTGTCTGTCGTTGTGAATAGCTAAAATTTCTTTGACTTGAGCATCTGTAAGATTGGCTTTGTGCATACGCTCTAAAGAATCTTTCAAATCCTCGAAAGTCTCGCCTGTAGTTAACTCTGGCAAATTATACTTATCTACTGACTCGGGCCGCCCCAACTTGCCATAAAACTCTGCTAATTCTTGCTCTGTGGCCCCCTCTCCTGGAACCTTAACGCTAGAGCCGATTAACTTTTGAGCATTTACATAGCTCTTAGCTAAACTCTCTACGTCTTTAAATTTACTTAATGTAGCGTTCCCTTTTAGCTCATCGCTTAGTGAATCTATCCAAGATACAGGTTTGCTTTCAACTACTTGTTGAGGCTCTACTGCTTCTACCGTCTCTACTTGCTGAACTTCTAAACTTTCGTCGCTCATTAAATATCCCCATCCACCTTTAAATACTTATTAAACATCTTAACTAAATCTGCTTGACCTAACGCATAATACGTGTCGTATATGTTTTCTCTCTTACTTGAGGTATTTACATATGAATTATTAAGATATTTTAACACAAATTTTCCGTCTTGTGTTGCAGCAAGCCTTTTTATGGCTGCCACTATCTTTTTTCTGTCTCTAAGGTCTTTATCCATAATTATTGCATTTGTCCTCTAGCCTGCTTGGCTTGCATATCTGCCACCTTTACTCCTGACTCAAGAGCTTGTTGTGCTGCTGCTTGTTGTTGCTGTTGTTGTAATGCTTGATAATATTCTTCTTGGCCTTTAATAACTGCCTCTGGCACACCTTGCGACCTTCCAACAATAAGTGCTGCTTGATACGGGTCAAAAATATTGAGCACTTCTGGTTTTAATTGTGCCAATCCGCCTAATTGCTGCGCGTAAGACAATATGCTGGTAGCTTCTTTAATTTTTTGCGATCTGGTTATTTGGCTTACAAACTCAACTTTAATATCTATTCCAGCTACCTTTAATTGCTCTGGCAGTTGAGGGAATTTGTTAGCTCTGAATAATATTGAAAACAGTCTTACGTTTAAGGGGGCCAGCCATTCTCTGTCTAATCTGCCTGTTACTGGGCCTAAGATTCTGTCTGTTTCCTCTAGCCTGCGTGCCACTTCGTAGGCGCTCATTTCTCCAGTCTGTGTCCGATCTGGTAGCAATACTTTATCTAAGAAGAACACTCTCTTGATTGTTCGCTCTATGTTCTCTAATCCAAACTGTGCGCTATTTAAGTCGCATGCTGGTATTATAGGCTCTACTACCTCGTTCCCGTCTAACTGGTTGATTGTCCCTGCCGTTATATCGATATCTACTGTAGCGTTGGTTTTTAGTGGGGGATTTACGTTTTTCTCTAGCCCCTCCATCATGAGTTGTCTTAAGTAGTTTGCAGACTTAACTTCTGGGATTGCTAGGTGGCCTGGCCCCCTGCCTATATCTTCTCCTGGGAGAGTTTCCCAACGGACTACAAATACTGGGAACTCCCAATATCCACCTACTTTTACTACTTTTCCGGCCTTAACCTCTACTACACAAGATTCAAATGGCTTTTCTTTGTTTCCTATAGGGGTTTTACCTACATACTTTTTAGGGTAAATAGCTAATATAAAGTCGTAATACTCGTCACATTCGCCTTTTTCTACCGCCTTTTTAATATCGTCTGATACTGCGTCGCCATATAATTCGTATGCTACGGACGCTCTTAGGCTCTTTTTAATATATATAGTGTCTACTAAACCCTTTGAGTTTTGTGTCCATACGCAGTTTGCTGGATGTAGCGCCGTAAAGAAAATCCCAGAAAACTTGCCGCCCTCATCGAAGTCGTCTTCTTCTAACATTAAAATAGCGTTGCCTGTGGCACAGAGCATCTGAAAGCATTTTGCTGCTTCTGAATCTAAATTAGACTGTGCTATGTAGTCGTGGCATATTTTAGATGCTTTTTCATACCACAAAGAAACTTCGTGAATATCGTTTAATTCGTCTCTGGTGTCTTTTATTACAGGCTTCTCTGTTGGGTTGGAGAAATCCTTTAAAACGGCTGCTAAGTCCCTGCAACTAATCACTGCCTCAGCATTCATTAAATTTATTGTTTTGCTCTCACCCTTTGTCGTATATTCAGGGTTAGTCAAATTCATGTTCTGAGTAGGCAGAATATATGTGAATATGTCTTTCCAAATAGTTTCGCTGTTCTTTCTCTCTATGGAGTTGAACAGGCTATTAGTCTTTTTAATGATCGTTTGAGCTTTACTGTCCATTATATGCCTAGTTTGATTGCTTTAGTAATATCTATTTGGGGCGTATCGTCTTCGCCTATACCAAGTATGTTCCCTTTGGCATACATAGCATTTGCAGATATGGCTTTTCTTCTTTGCGAGGCTATATCTAAGGGGCTAGTTGTTTCTGTAGCTGGAGTTGCTTCTGGTGCTACTTTAACCGGCTCTGGAGGGGGAGGTAATTTTATCGGTTCTGGCATAGAGGGTAGAGAAGGCTTAGATGCTTGAGAAAGAGCATACGAAGCTACTGCCATAATTAACATTGGAGCTACTGTTGCCATTTTAGAAACCGTATTTACCTGTTGTCTGTTGATATTCTACTAGAGGTAGCCCCAGTATCCCTGTCTGCGGCCGAACTGCTGGCCCACCGATTCTTCTTTGAGAAGCATTAGCCTGTGCGTTTAATACGTTGGTTTGTTCGGTTTTAGCCTTTTGTTCTGCTACCTGCCTATCGTATTCTGCTTTATTTTCTGCAACTTTTCTGTCATATTCTAAGTAGTAGTTGTCCATATACCGGTACTGGTATAACTGACTGGCCTGCTCTACTGATATAAGCCCTGGAATATTTCCGTCATTATTTCCCACCCCTTGTGTTGGGGTAAGGTTTGGGCTATTTAAAAACTGATTGATTCTGACCGTATCTGTAGGGTCTATTCCAGTTAAATATGAAACATACGCGTTAACCATGTTTCTTTCAGGGGCCACAAACGGAGCCGATTTAGGGGTATTTATAGCTTTTTTAGCCTGATTAAAGTTTGGTGATCTAGCTGCCATATTACCACTTTATAGATAGTCCTGTTTTAGCCTTCCTAGCTTGCAGCTTTTTGCCGCCTTCTAAAAAGTATTCGTGATTCTTCATTGCGGATGCCATGCCCATAACTGCTAAAGCATCTGCTGCATGTATTTCCTTGCCTTTAATAGGTACGTCTGAGAAACACTTAGATTTGCCGTCATATTTTCTGCGCAACCTCTCAATCTGTTTAAAGGGAGTTGCGACATTATCTGACACGTATATAGTATGAAATATCTGCCTCAGAGCGTTAATAGCGTCTATTTTCCTATGAGGCTTATCTACTTTCTTAGTTTTCCCAGATACATTAAAGTCTTTTAATAATCTATCATAAATACCTTGAGTTGTCAATAGCTCGTACATTTGAACTTTTCTGTGGCCTGCATCGTGTGGCATATAGTGTGTGCCGTATGTATACCCCTTGTTCTTTAATACTTTTACGTATTCTGATGGGGGCTTGCTATTATCCTCGTGATAGTCTATTAATATTCTGCGGCTGCCTATGTTTTGGCAGAACCAGATAACATTCATATCATCGATACCTATATCCCAGTACGTGTCGACAGTTCGATTTGGGTCGTATGTATAAGGCCCCATGCGCCCTTCTTGCTTTAATTTCTCTATTAAATCCCCATAAAACGAGCCTGTAGACATTTCCCCGAAAGAGCACATATACTCTTTCATAGCTGTGTCGTAGTCCATCCCTTCTACACCAGCATCTATATCTGGCTGGATGTCTTTGTCCCAGTCTAAAAGTTTGGTATCCTCGATAGTTCTTTCGTCCACATACCACTTATTAGGCATTTTTAAGGCTGCCTCTCTTAAGTGATAGAACTGATTGTGCCCATTTGGTGTTGAATTAACTATTAAAAACCCTTTATTCGCTTTAAGTATAGGTTCTATAATTGCTGTAGTTCCTCCGTATTCAGAGAAAGCATATTCAGATATTACTATGCCGTCCGCGCCAGCTCCTCTGTTAGACTCTTTAACTTTGTCTATACCTAATAGCATAACTATAGACCCGTTTTTAAAGTATAGGTTAGGGTCGTTTTTTGTTGGGTATTTTTTTATGAGTTCACTCGGAACCATATCTAACCAGCTATTCTTATTCTCATCTAGTCCCAAACAAACGATTTTATATGCTTGATTTTGTTGTGGGAACATGTGCCAGTACACCCCCTTTTTTGCCGCCCCCATAATACAGAGAAAAGCAAAACACGTGTAATCCTTACCGGCCCTTCTGTGCCAATTAAATAAGAACCTGTCGTAACCGCCGGAGGCGAGGCAATTATCTATTAATATTTTTAATAGCTCTTTTTGGTGAGGACGTAATATTACGTTTTGAGGAATAGTTAGTTCTTTTACTGACATATTATTGTGTTGACTCGCTTTGCTCGTCGAGGGGGCCATCGCCCTTTATGTATTTATAGATATTAAGAATTCTAATATATTAAGGGGTTGTAGTCAAATTATTAATAGTATATTACTAAATATTTCATAATGTGAAATAATACTTGACAGGATTTTTCGCCCCTGTATAATGCTTTTAACAGTATATATCTACTATATGAGAAGTGCCTGGCCCCCTTATATTAAGCTTAATATAAGATTATACAAGTGGGGGTTTAAGGACAACTATATGCTAAAAAAACGCTTCTCATCTTATTATTTGTTTTAGGCGCTCTCGCGTCAGCCTATCTCATCATCTTCACCTCTAGCTATTGGCCGATATTTACTTTCATAGCTAATCTTATAGCCCTGCACGGCACAATAACTGAGTTTTAGCGCCCCTGGCGCACGCGCCTTCTTAAAACGCCCATAGAGGGCGCACATCTAAATACTACCCTACATATCTAAAATTTTAGATCGTCGCTTATACGCTCTATACGCCTTAAATAGCGGCCATTTTAGCACATAAAAATGCCCGCAAAATACATAAATTAATATTAAATAGGGCCTAAAGGCCGTAAAAAGATCGCCTCAAAATGCATAAAATAAAGCCTCGAAAATGCACAAAATCGACTAAATCAAGCACTTATAAATGCTCTACGCCTCTTTTACCTCCCTTCGATTCCACATGCCTGAGCAGACTTAAAACCCTCGATACCCCTCTAAATACCCCCTACCTATAACTAGATAGGTATTTTCGTTATTCACTTTAAAGAGATTTACATAATCATTACATGAGTGCAATCAATTACTTAAAGCATATTAATATTGTTGCATAAATACAACACTCACTTAATTAAGATTACATTAATACTCACATGAGCTTGTACTCAAGGGGGCCAAGAGTGTGCAAAATGTGCACGCGCAAGTCAAGCATCATTAATTATATTTAATATATCTATACAAGTTATTGATATTATTAATAGTGTTGCGTAAATACAACAGAGAGTAATCGAACCTGGGCGCCATTTTAATTATTCTTGACAAAAATATGTTAGTTGCGCGAAGAGTTAGAGATATAGTTGAGGCACTAAAAATGCTGAGAGTTGAGGCGCTCAACAAGAGAATAAGACTGTGAAGATGAGCGAAGATAGCAGAAGATAGCGTAAGTTAGTGCGAGCACTAGCTAAAACTGATTTAAACGAGCTATAAGCGATTTTATGCTATTAGGTATGCTTAGGTATTACTCGTTTAATTTGGCGGCTGCTGAGGCTATATTTTTAAGATTGTGGAGCTTTATTACGCTTTTAGCAAACTGTAGTAACTCAAGCTCAGATGCATTTTGCTTCATTCTATTAGCTAGATCGCATATTACTTGTACGTTGCCAGGTATGTAGCCTTTAGACGAGTCTATTCTGTCTAAACTAGCATTAGTAGCGACTCTGCCTTCGCCTCGTGTATGAGTAATCTTGTAAGATAAATATGGGCAATATTCAGGTATTTTAATATCTTCTAGAGATATAGAAAACTCTATAAGATCGCGTTTTGCACGCTGTTTTGCAGATTGAAATAACCTATATGCAGGATTTTCTGCATAGAACTTCTCTAGGCTTTTTCTGAACTTATTTTTATGTCTTAAATAGTATTCTCGGCGGTAAGAACTAGTCATAGATATCTCCTAAAACGCGATGTATATATTTCAAGTGAAATATTAACACATAAACAAAGCTAAGTCAAAATATCTATATGTAGTGTCTAAGATGAGGATTTTATTGAGATATATACTATATGTAGTGTATATAGTATTATAATGAGCGCTCGTAAACTCGCGCTAAATATAGGGGGCCCTTAAATCACTCCCCTGCAGCGCTGATACTGATTGTACAGTTTAGAACGAGAGTTGTCAAGCAATTTTTAACGACTATTAATATTTGGGCGTAGAAAGGGCTCGCATGATATAATTGCACATAAATATTTAGGAGAGAATCATGTGGCTTTTAATTGTATTCTTAGCGCTTAACTTGATTAATTTATTGGTCACAGTCTATATTCATTTTGGCGCAATGGCTGCAACGGCGCTTATTCTTAGTAGTGTACTAGGGGCGCTGATTTTTGCTGCCTTCGTTATGCATTGGGTAAGAAAAAAACTATTTTAGAGGCAGAATAAAATGTTAAGTAAGAAATTAAGAATAAAGATGAGATTAAAGTTTGCGTTAGCGCTAATCGGCTTATATGGGTATTTTGCACTAATGATATTAGTAAACATAAATTTCTTTTGGATTTGGTTAGCTGCCACAACTATAAGTCTGCCGATTGTTATAGTGTGCGCTAAACAGCTGGAGATAATATAATGGCAGGCGTAGCTGGAATGAAGCATAAAAAGCTGAAATACAGCGATAGGTTAGGGCGCAGAGTATGCGAGCTTATGGAGCAAGGGCACACGCTCGTAGAAATTTGCAGAATGATGGCCCCCTTAGATATCGAGCCGAGCAATATATTGTCTTGGCGCAGAGATAACCCAGATTTTGATGCTATGTACTCGCTGGCGAAAGACAGTCGCACAGAATTGTGGGTCGATCAAATGTACGAATTAGCAAGCTCGCCAATCGAGGACAGCTTAGAGTTGGCGCAGCGGCGAATGAAGATAGATGTGTTAAAAACACTATACAACAGACACAAAGCCAAAGAAGATAAGAAAAAACCGAATGAAAGTGTGCAGTATCACTTTAATATGCCTAACTTAGAGGACTAGAAAATGGCGATTTATGAGACAGCTAAAGACGATTTGTTACAGTTACTTGAAGATCACATTTACGAATATTGTGAATTTGCAGAATCTCATGAGGAATTC